GCGTTGCGCTTAACAGGCGGTCAGCTTCTTTAAGATCCTCACGCTGCTTCTGCGTTTTCTTTGACCACATCAGCAGCTTGATCTTGTTAGCGTCTTTGAGATGGTTCATTTGGTCGTTGACCCACTTGTCCCAGTCAACGTCAGCATTGGCTGGCGTTGGTGTTGCAGCCTTTGGCTCAGGCGCCTGAGCCTCGCGCTCATCAATAATCTTTTCATTGCGCTTGGCCTTGTCGATCTCATTGTCTGACGCAAACTCACCGCCATGTATGCCAAGGTTAGCCAGAGCGCGCCCGTAGGCGCTTGTTTCAGTGTTCTCGATACAAGCCATTTTGTTGACACCAGTGCCACCGCGCAGCTCCTCAGCCCAGCCAGTGGCAACGACAAAACCATCTCTGGATTTTATTGTAGCTTTCATAACTACGCGCTTGCCATCATCACAAACTATTTCGGATTCCATGCCCAGCTCGTCGCCAATGTGGTTGCGGAAAGCTTCAACGCGCTGTGCCACTTGCGTGTATAATTTGCCACCTTTGACCGTGACCTGATCCATTGCACCCACAGCGGCTTGTATTTTTTTTATATCAATCATTATTTCCCCTTAAAAACTCAGTCCCAGCTGGCGTGATTTGCCAGACAACCTCTTGCCGATTGCGGTTATTCTTAGCGCGCGCGCCGCTATCAACGGCGAGGCCCATGTTTTGCAGCTCGGTCAGCCGAGGCTTGACGCTGTAAATCCAAGCGTCCATGTTGTCAGCAACCTGACTACCAGTTAGGCCAGACGGGGCTGCGGCGAGGCTTTGCAAGGTTTTCAGCCGTAGTCCCGTTACTTTAGGTTGGATAAACTCAGCGGCTAAGCGCTCAGTGTCTTTTGCGTTTTTGTGGACCAGCACGGGCCGGTCGAAATCGAGCTCTGGTTGTGCCATCATGCCGGACTCCAAAAACTTGGGTCTGGCACCAGGATTGTCAGCATAAAACAGATCATGCCCATCACCGTGAGAAACAGGACGGTGTTAAATGCCTCTTTTAGCCATTCTTTTACTGTCATATTAGTCCCCATATTTTCTTGGCCTCCTCGACGTAAGCTGGTGACTCTTGCCACGACAGCTCGGAAAAGTTGGGGGAAACCAGTCCCAACAAATCCGATTTCGTTGATGCTGCTCTTAAAAGATTTTCTGTGGTTTTGTGGTGCATCCGAATATGCTCGACGACATCCTCGAGAAAATCATCTTGCAGCTCTGGTGCGTTATCCGGCGTGAAAACCTGGTAATCTGTTGCACTGGCATACACCAGGAAAGGCGGCTGATGCCCATTTAGAGCCCAAAACCCAGCTGCCTGGAACACGTTGTTCATCTCGAACATTCCAGATAGTTTTTTAGGTGGGCTGACTGCTGAGAATCCGCTTTTGGATTTAGGGTTGAGCTTGGACCATTTTGTCTTGAGATCACCGCGACGCATATAATCTGGCCTGGTGTTGTGAGGCAGCGCTAAGCCTGGCAAATGTTTGTTGAGCTCGAACTCACCAACGATTCTATTTTCCCGCGCCATAGCTTCTCTAAGGCCCAGCAAAGCGTGTTTTATAACGTCGGCTATCTCGTCAATGTATTTATCTTTTTTTGGTTTATCGTTTTTATCCCAGTCACGCGGTTTGTAGCTTTTATACATCTCGAGCGTATCTGAAATGGCATCGGACTCGTCTGTGCCGGTGATAAGGATTGCGTCACAAGCTGACTGGACGCAAGTGCCGCCAAACATGGCAGCTGACCCGTTTTGATTATAGAGTCGGTGCAGCACGTCTTTGGCTTTGAGCCGGTCAGCGTCAGAGGATTCTTTGTTTTGAAGGGTGTCAAAAGCCCAGGTGGTTTGCGGCCTGACGTGAGCTTTTTCAAAGAAGTCCTTGGATCGTGGTTTTGATCGAGGATTACTGTGATGAAAGAAATTGTGCCGTTGAGCCCAGTCTGGCGTGTTGTGAAGCATGACGCTTATTCCCAATCGTTATTGATCGGGAATGATAGTCAGATCCGACGTATTACGTCAAGCTACTTATCAAATATTATTTCCAAACCACGCAAATCAGGTCGCAATATCATCGATAAAACTGGCGTTGCCCACACAAGTTTTTGCGAGCGCAGCGTTTGGTTTACGTCACCGTTGTGGACGGTGAATAAGCCGCCAGGTTCGGGATATAGAACACCAGCAACGAGCCGTGTTTTTTGACCGGCAAAATCGGCTTCATGTTCAAGCAGCGCATAAGCTTCGTGGCCGTGGGCTTCTGGGTGAACAATCTTGTCATTGATGGGGTCTAATAAAACAGACTCAAGCGCTTTGTTCCAATAGTTCCAACCGCCGGTGTAGGCATTGTCTACAGTCCAATGGACTATAGCGGTAGTGGCTGGTCTATATGTATGGCTATAAACTTGACCATAATATTTACCACTCCATTCCCTATAAACTTGCCCATCTTTATCGATGTGACATTTGCCTATGATTGGCATGGGCTTGGCCTCAAACATGATGTCGTATGGGCTACAATTCAAAACACGCGCATAATCTTCTGCGTGGCTCAGGGTCATATTGATATTACCCGATATATGGCGTGACACCGTTTCCGGTGTCCAGCCGCCAGCCAGCTTACCAACCTCTTTATTAGTTAGCCCACTACGCGCAATCTGTTTTGCTAAATTATTTGCCATGCCCATATCGTATCACCTTGTCCCAATGCGTTAAATAGATATTATTGAGATAATCATCTTTACTTATCACGTCAAGTCGTGATACGAACAACGCATGATTTTAGACGAATTTAGAAAAAAACATAAGTGGTCTTACAGCGAGCTCGCTCGCCAGGTTGGGGCTAGTCATGCAACAGTGGCGCGTCGATGGTGTTTGCCGCCTGGTCACAAGGATCGGGACATACCTAACGAGCATTATATGGATTTAATCATGCGGCTGACCAACGGAGAGGTCATGCCAAACGATTTCTATATCAGGCGTGACTGAGGACCAGCTGCAAAAACAGGTTGCCGAGTGGCTGAGCTTTGCTTTGCCGCCTGGTTGCGTGTTTCATCACAGTCCAAACGAGGGGACCAGGCACGTTGCATTTAAGCAGAAGCTCAAGCAAATGGGGACCAGGTTTGGCTGGCCTGACCTCGAGATTCTTGTGCCGGCTGACCAGGCCAGGGTTGGCAACTCGATTGCGATATTCATTGAGCTCAAAAGACCAAAGGGCGGCGCACTCACGGCAAATCAAAAGGATATGCGCGATGCAATAGAGCTTGCCGGCGCCCATTGGGGTCTTGCGCGCAGCATCGAGCAAGTCGAGGAGATACTGCAACCCCTGGTCCGGCTGAGGGTCAATCAGTGTCATCACAAAGGCTGCAAGGATGGCTGGGTGTACGCGCCAGACGGTGAGGGCTGCGTTCAGTCCGAGCATTGTCCGAAATGCGATGGCAGGGGGTATTTATGAATCGAAAAGAAGCAATGCAGCTCGCCAGGGCTGAGTACAAACGCGGCATCATCGAGGGCATGGGCATCAACCTGATTGCCGAGGCCTGGGACATACCGCGTTACCAGGTGGTCAGGCATGGTAACGGATACGGTCTAATGACTGAGGGTTACTTACTAGCCGAGATGGCTAAGCAAATAATGGAGATGGATATTGGACCAGACAGAGTGGCCTCAAATGTGCGTGAGCTGCGGGGCAAAGCACGAGCGAATGTGGGGAACCTGGATAATCAACGGGGCCGGAAAGTTGCTGTGCGCTAACGACAGGTGTTGGCGCAAGCAAGTGGAAGAGGAACGAAAAAATAGATCAAGGGGCTTGACAGGATATGATTCAGAAAACTAAACTCGGCGCAGCCGCACAAGCTAAGCAGCAGCCTTCAGCAATGGAATACTCAGCCAATAACCAAATAAATTACTTAATAAAAAACTTAGCTAAGGGCTTCAACCCTGCTTACCGCGCGGCTATAGCTAGGTCAAAGCAGTCTCCGATTGACGAGCTGCAACGCAGAGTCGAGCGCAAATTGCGTCGGCATTACTCAGCAGACAGATTCAAGGATTTACAGACTCAGATAAGCTCGTTGCCACCATTGCAACGGCATGATTTCTTGCGTGAGCTCGAGCAGCGAACAGATGCGAAAACTAGACGTAGCTGAGCTGGACGAGCTGTTCCTCGAGGCAGCTGAGACTGAGCGCAAGATGCCAGCTGCGTTACGCAAGCAGCGCATGAGTGCCTGGCCTGACCATGTGAAAGAGTGGAGCGCGTATGGTTACGGCGCTTTTCAAGCGCCAGTGCTCAAAGCCACGCCAGACCAGATCACGCGATACGATCATGCTTTGGATCTTGTTTGCACCAGGCTTGAACAGGAAGAACGACGGATTGTTTGGGCTGTTGCTGTGAGCGCTTGCTTCCGCAGCCGTGGCCCCAGGTGGAGCACGTTAGCAAGAATCCTCGGGCTGAATGACCCGAGGATCGTAAAGAGGCGTTACAAGGATGTTTTGATTAAGCTGTATTATCGTCAGTAAACAGGCTCGGTGATTTCATGTAGTGGTCAAACCACCAGTTAAGAGCTTGGTAACGGCGATCTCCAACATAGATTGTTTTCCAATGTTTGCCCTTGGTCTTTGTTCTAATCCACCATTCCACTCTGCTGCCTCGCGGGTGTTTCACGCAGACCATCTCAGAACCGTCCCAGTCATAGCCCAGGAACATTTACGCAGCTCTCTTGTTTTTCAAGGCCACTTGTGCAGCCTCGAGCCTGACTTTTTGCTCGTTGGTGTTGAGCCAGGGGTGTATCTTGAGGGCTTTGATCATGTTTCTCAATTCCCAGGCTGGTCGTCTCTCCAGGCGTTTTACCTCTGTGTCGAAGAAGCTGCCTGGTAAATAGCCGTTTTCATTTTTGATGTTCATGGCTAAGCCACCATCTTGCCAGCAGCTTTTGCGGCATCCATCAGACCCAGGACAAAACCCTTCCGATAATCCTCACCGCAACCTTCTTCCGGCATGACCTCAACAGGTGTCATGCCAAAGGCGATGATTGCTTTCTGCTTGTCGTCCAGGTTTTTATAAGCGACACAACCCATGCTCCGGCCTATTTCTTTCAAGGTTTCTTTCTCTTGTGCTTTGTTCATGTTATCTCCTGTTAGTCGTCGAAAAACATCAGGTCGAACCCGTAGTAGGGCTCGGTGTGCCAGGTGGCGCCGGCTATCTTGAAGCTTGCCGGTATTGCCCAGTCGAACTCGCCGCCCTCGTGCGTGACCCACCAGCAAGCGTAGTTTTTGGCTCCTAGCATTTTGATTGTTTTCTTGGGGCTGTAGATGAAAACTTCCTCTTTGCCGTACTTGGCTGCGAGGAAGTTGTAGAAGGCTTTTGCAGCATCTTTGGCTGTCTTGTATTTGTTGGGGTTGAAGGTCATTACACAATCTCCACTTGTTCGACCTGTGGGTGGTAGTTGTCCTCTAGGTGTTTGCAGACCTGGTGCCAGGTGGTAGCCACGATATCGTCTGCAATCCCGTCGTAGCTCTCGTCGTCGCAGACCACAGCGTAGTTGGCGCAGTCGTGGTCGGTGCCGTAACACCAGGTTTCTCCACCGTCTTTCCGTTTGTAGACATAATCAGCAGTCATGTTTACTCAACCTCGTCTTTGTTGTTTTCGTTTGGCTCGTTCTCGTCAGCCTCAGGCTTGGCGAAAACCTTGTGACCATCATCGTTGATGACGTGGACCTCGTGGCCCATCTCAACTAGGAAATCGATCATGTTCATGGGGCAGTCTCCTTTGTTGGTGGTTGGGGCGACTTAGCCGCCCCTCGGGGCGTTAGTAGCTGCCTGGACCGTTAAATTTGCCGATCTTGTGCAGCTTGTCGCGGTAGCTCGTGCCGTTAGGCATTTTGAGGCATTTCCAGAAATTGATCTCTGGGACATCCTCGCCGCGCTCGAGCAGGGCGTCATGATAGAACTTTGCATAACGCTCGTTCATGTCGCCCTTGCAGTGACCGATACACCGTGTCGTGGCAATCGCGTTAGCCATCCACTCGTGCAGCGTCTCGTTAGTCGCACCAGCGATCTTGTCTTTTAGACCCTCGTACATTCGCATCACCTCCTTTCACTACTAATATGGGTATCTTGACGCAATACGTCAAGGGTTAGAGACAAAATAAATCAAAATACTTGCGCGAATGTATCAAGATGTTGTAGTTTTTTGCTATCGTTGGACTAGATGTCCGTTCATGAAACCTCCCTTAAACCTAGTGGCCCAGTGAAAGCTGGGTCTTTTCTTTGGAAAGCTATGGCAAAACGTAGAGTCACAAAAACTCAGATGGAGCAAATCTGCGAAGGAATAGCAGAGGGCAGAAGCCTGACCAGGATATGCAATGAGAGTGCTGAGCTACCAAGCTGGCGTACTGTGCTGCGCTGGGTGCAAGAGGATGAGGAAGCTTACACTGCTTATAGGATTGCCAGGACATTGCAGTGTGAGGTTATGCGTGACCAGATCATTGACCTGGTTGAAGCACCGCTGCCTGATGATCCTAAGCTGGCTATGGCTGAGGTGCAGCGGCGTAGGTTAGAGGCTGACCACAAGGATAAGCACATACGCCAGATGCAGCCCTTGGGTATCAGGGACAAGGCGGATGATAATAAGCAGAGCAGTGGGACCGTTACGCTTAGCTGGCAAGACGCAGTGATAGTAGCTGGATAACTGTGTGGTGATGACGCAGCCTGGCAGTGCTCGCGCACACGAGGCACGGTCAACTGAATTTCAGTTAACTTGTTATTCTCTGTGATGCAGCTGTGATGCAGCGAGCTGTGATCCGCTGCTGCGCTGGCAGTGGGTGCGGGATAGCAGCCCGTTGGGTGGGTATGCGCCAGGAATATTTACCCCCACCCACCCCCAAAGACGGGCGCTGGTTTTATAGCGATAATATTACCTGGTTAGGAGTGTCTAACCCATGAACATCGAGATCCCCTACGCTCCAAGAAAGCTCCAGGCCGAGCTGCATGAGGAGCTGAGCAAGAAGCGCTGGGGTGTCATTGTTTTACACCGCAGGGCCGGTAAGACGGTGATGGCGATAAATCACTTGCTGAGAGAGGCTATACTTAATCCGAATACCAATCCGAGGTGTGCTTACATAGCGCCCACCTATCGGCAAGCTAAGGCGGTTGCATGGGACTACCTCAAGCAGTTTGCCGGTAAAATACCGATGGTCAGGTTTCACGAGACTGAGCTCAGGTGTGATTTGCCGAATGGTGCGAGGATACAGCTGCTCGGTGCTGAAAATCCAGATAGCTTGCGCGGTATTTATCTGGACATGGCTTGCCTGGATGAAATGGCAGATATGCCTGAGTCTTTGTTCCCAGAGATCATCAGGCCGGCGCTGAGCGACCGCAAGGGCAAGGCGCTGTTCATTGGTACACCGAGGGGTCATAACGCCTTCTATGAGCTTTATACGGCTGCTGAGGGGCAAGATGATTGGTTTACAGCCGTTCATAAGGCGAGTGAGACTGGCATCCTCGATGAAGAGGAGCTGGACGCTGCCAGGTCGATGATGTCAGCAGACCAATTCGAGCAAGAGTTCGAGTGCTCTTGGGTGGCAAATGTGCCAGGGGCTGTTTTTGGAAAAGAGCTGCAAGAAGCTCAGGAAAGTGGGCGCATATCTTCAGTTCCCTATGATCCGACAGTGAAGGTCGATACCTGGTGGGATCTCGGGGTTGGGGACAGTTCTGTTGTTTGGTTTACCCAGTCTGTTGGGAGGGCCGTTCACGTTATCGATTTTTATGAGAACAGGGGTGAGGGCTTGCCTCACTATGCCAGGATGCTGGCAGAAAAAGATTATCTTTATGGCACACACAATGCCCCGCACGATATCGAAGTAAGAGAGTTGGGGTCGGGTAAAAGCCGGCGAGAGGTCGCTTGGGACTTGGGAATAAACTTTCGCGTCGTACCTAAATTACCACTTGAGGATGGAATCCATGCTGCAAAAATGTTTATACCCCGTTGTTGGTTTGATAAGGAAAATTGCAAACCTGGTCTGGAAGCTCTGCGCCAGTATCATCGGGCCTATAATGAGCGTCTTAGGAGCTTTAGGAACACCCCCGTCCACGACTGGTCGTCGCATAGCGCCGACGCTTTCCGCTACCTCGCGGTCGGCATCAAAGAAAACGCGCGCTTCGAAAGGCCGCCCCAAAAAATCGCAGACAGCGCGTACAACCCGTTAGGAGTAGCGGTATGAGTTTTCTACGTCCAAAGATCAATATTCCCCCACCGCCACCGCCGCCAGCACCCCCGCCGGCTGCGGTGGTCAGGCCGACTGATGTTGTCGATACAACAAAAGAAACCATGAAAAAGAAAAAGGCCAGCGCCAGAACGTCGATTATGACGGGGCCGCAGGGTCTAACCACTGATGCGCCGGTTCAATACGCCTCATTGTTAGGGGCTTCTAAACGTACAAAGCAGCCAGGAGAGTAACATGGGTGGTATTTTAAGAAGTGCCAGAAAATTGGCGAAGAAAACTGGGAGAGAGTTGGCAAAAGCGACCGGCCTCAGACCGTCAAATAAAGAGATTGCAAGGGTAGAAACAGCGCAGAAAAAAGCACAAGAAGCGCAGCAAGCCCAGATGCAAGACGTTATCGACGCGCAATCGAAAAAAGCAAATCCAGCTGATGTTGTTTATCAACAAGGCGAGTCAGGTAAGGCAAGGCGTCGTAAACGTAGACGATCCAGATCAATTATGACGGGATCGGGCGGCGTCATTGGCTCGGCAGATACCGAGCGCAAAACTTTACTGGGCGGTTAAATGGCAGACGAACTGGCAACCATGCTGCTCAAACGCCTGGGCAGCTTACAAACGCAGCGCGAAACCTGGGAATCGCATTGGCAAGAGATCGCTGATTATGTGGTTCCTCGTAAGGCTGACGTAACCAAGCATCGAAGCCCTGGTGATAAGCGCACAGAGCTGATTTTTGACGGCACAGCAATTCATGCCGCTGAGCTGCTGAGTGCGTCGCTGCACGGGATGTTGACAAACGCCTCGACCAGCTGGTTTGGTCTGCGCTTCAAAGATCGTGTGCTTAATGGTGACGATGAGGCCCGAGAATGGTTGCAGGGCGTCGAGGATGTTATGTACCAGGCGTTTAATCGCTCGAACTTTCAAGAGCAAATACACGAGCTCTATCACGATCTGATTACATTTG